TTTATTTATTGGATTTATTTATTGGATTTATTTATTGGATTTATTTATTGGATTTATTTATTGGATTTATTTATTGGATTTATTTATTGGATTTTCTTGTTTTATTGGTTTTTCTCGATTTATTTTTTCCAGTACGTCTTTTACCTCCATCGATTTCTTCGATGGGTGATCGCGATTTTATTTTTGTTGCTGATTTCGGTGTTTTTTTCAAAAGGCGATTCAGATGATCATCATCCGCATCTAAAATCTCTATTACTGTATTTATCCATTCAGAAATAAGAGATACTTGTGTAACTAATTCTTCTGTATTATCGTTATTCGAGGATTTTAGTGTAGACTTTTCAGCAGATAACGGTTTTGATTTATCACTGATTTGTTTAAGAACTAGTTTTCTTTCTTCGTCATATTTAGCATTCATTTTTTTCTGATCTTCTTCTAATCGTTTTAATTTATCATATAATTCTTCATTTGTATCTTTAAATTCGTCTCTTTTTTCTTTAATAAGATTGCCTAAATTCGAATTATTGATCTTTAATTTTATATTTTCTATTACGGATATATTATTATCTTTTAAATAAATTATTGAATTATATACTATAATCAAACTGTTAATATACTTAAATATATTTACTAATTTCATAAATAAATCAGGAAGATCATATACATATGAATTTTCATAAGAATCACCAAATAATTTAATGATTGTTTTTTTTAATCCAGCAGCAATAGTAGGCGCATTTGCAATAATTCCACTTTCGCCACTTGTAATTATATCTATTTTTGCTTTTCCAAAGGATGCAATTGTCCCTGGAGTAATTTTTTCGTTTAATATATTAAATCCTTTTTTAATATTATCAGACATTTTTCTTATGGTTGTTACTGTAAATTGTGGTCTTGATTTATTCACTAATTTATGATGGTGAAACACAGTTTTAAATTCTGGTTTATTATTATGTTGGGATAACATAAATTTTCTGTCAGCAATTAAATTAATTTTTTTAGTTTCATTACGACGCAACATATTTATTGGTAATGTTGATAATAATTTTGTCGCTGTTCGTTTTAACTGTCCTCTTGAAGGTAATAATATATTCGATCCTCCATCTATCGAATCCATTATTTATTATATATAATATCCAATATATTATAATCGATTGAAATCATGTATTGGATTTTCTATAGGTTATACCTCTATGACACGTAGATCCATATTTCGATTTCGCCATGCATAAAATACACGCATAAAAAATCCAATAATATCTAATGTAAAAAGGTGTAACGATCAATCTAAATTCATATTCATATTCCCCGTAATTTTCGAGAGACTGGGTTTCTGAAATCCTAGTTTTTTCTTAAATATATATAATTTATCGAGAGATGTCCAAAAACGATCAATACAATAGATATGGCTTTTATCGGGATTTTCTATAAGTTTTTCATATCCCTCTTTTACCTTATTATATACCGTCTCAATATTTTTCTTAGATACGAGATATCCCGAACTCGTTGTACAGATTTGCTTGGATTCTAGTAATAAATCGTCGTATTCTTTTCTTATATGGAATTTCGATGCCGAGAGAAAGCAAATATTATAATCGTAGTCCTTAGAAAAAAAGGAGTTGAAAGATTCTTGTATACGGTGTTTATTCGATATAAATACGAAATCGTCCTCTAAGAACAGACAGCATTCATAGGAGGCATCTCTCATCGTTCTTAAGGTCTCCATATGATTTCTCGTAGCGCCAATATAGATATCTTTTAGATCCTTATCTTTTTTCGCCCGATATTCTTCGATTCGATCGAGAGGCGCATTCATTTCACAAAGATGCATCCAGGTATCATGCATTCTCTCGAAATCGCCTTCTAGTCCCATGATAAAAATTCGGTCGATGTTCGACCAACATGGATGAGCATCAAACCGATCCAATGGAAGTTCTCGGAAAAAGAGGAAATGTCTGTAAATACGATAACTCTGGGGGAGGGCCATATAATCATCGGGGTAGTTTCCAAAATAAATCACTATTTCCATTAATTGTGGCTGATATTCTGTATTACAGGTTCCTATTATCTGGTAGCCGAGAGAACGGGCCATTTCGAAAAATCGTGGGAGTTGGTTTTTTATTCCTTGGGTTATATCATATTTTACAAATTCTTGATATTTTATAAAACATTCTCTCATTGCATCGATCGAATTTCGTTGTATGAGAGAAATAATGACATAATCTAAAACATGGGATTTATCTGAAAATGGGATTCGATGGAATCCATATTCGTCGACGATAGAAATCACTAATTCGGTTTGTCCTTGTTCAAATAACCAATAAATTTGTTTTAGAATTGGATAGTCGTGATAAGTAAATTGATAGGATTTTATATATTCTTCTTCTGATGTTTTTTCTTCATAAATGACTACATTTCCACAGAAATTCGTACCATCATTTTCGAATTCGATTTCTCTTCTCGTCTCACCATTAAAAACACATATATTCGAATAAACTAGCGCCGTATCCTTTATGAATGGATAGATTCTCTCACTTAGTAATCTTTCTTCGAACCCATATTCTATTTTTATTGGATTGTTATTGGAATCAAGAGAATCCGAATCTATATCTTGTAAAATTTCTTTGAATTTATTTTTTATATCTATATCTAGTTGTTTACATGCAGTTAATCCACCCATCATTCTGGATTTATGCCAATAATGGTCGCGAATAATTTGTACAGAATATTTCGTATTTCGATCGGATAAAAAATCCTGGATTGTCCATCGATCTCTCGCATTTATTTCACTATCTGTATCTCTTACAAATACACATTCGGTATCCTCTAATAAAATAGGTTGGAATCGATATATTGTATTAATAATTCCTTCTTTACCCGTTTCTATAAAATGAATTTGTGGATCGGATGAAATCGAAATAATATTATCTATAAACTCGTTGAGACGATTCGATCCACAATAAATGAAAATATGGAAATCGGGGAAATATTCTTGTATTAATCGAATATTCTCTCGAAGTCCTAAATAATATTTTGGATCATCGCCATAAATACAAAAGGAGAATAGTTTCATTTTGGAATATATAAGAAAATCTTTTTATATATTAGTTTTTTTATCCATATTATATATTTTACCGATTATCAAAATGATGGATAAACGATATGTCTCGAAATATATAACAGTTATTGCATATTATATCCTAAAAATCTATTGCTGAAAATTGGAGTGTCGGATTTCGTGATTTTCGCTTGTTCACTGTCGTGTAAAGCTTTTTTATATGATAGTCTCCACCTAATTATTTTTCCTAGAAAAATTTCTAAAAAATATTTACTGTCAGTGGGTTCTTTATTGGGTTCTGTAACACGTTCGTTATATTCTCTTATGTTATCTATTAGAACATCTTTTTCTTCTACGTTAAGGTATTGGATTTCCGATCCTGGATTTAAATCTGTGTATTTTTTAAAATCAAAATTCGACTTTTTATACAATTCTCGTATGAAATTAATTCTACGAATTATATTTATTAAAAAATTTTTTAATCTTTTTTGTAAATACATAGGGATCCAATTGGAATATTGATTTTTATATATATCTATATAATCTCTTATAGAATCTGTTATACAATTCTCTGGATATTCTGATGAATAACAAAATATATAGTTGTTGGTGTCTTCTTCTTTGTTAATATATGTGTAGTTTATTTTTTTATAATACTTCGATATACTTTCCAATAAATTCAGTAATAGTATGCCTACAATATCATCATCTGATTGTAGAAATTCGGCCTGAGTAAGTTTTTGATCAATCCGAAATATCCTTTCACGATTATCTCGTGAGTCATTAACAAAACCTATAAATATATCATAATCTGTTTTTTTGGTTTCACTATTTATATCCTCTTTTGTCATAATTAATGGCTGAGTTAATAAAATTATATCATTAAGTTGTTTATAAATAGATAGATGTAATATTTGTGTATCTCTTTTACATTTATTAGTACTACAAACAAAATCATTTTCACCTAAAAATTTTAATATTTCTGTGATGTGTTCTATGTATGTTTTTATATTTAAATAATTTTGTTCTTCCTTACAACTATCAATTTTAAATTGTAATTGATTAACTATACATCTAAATATAGCTAAATCATAAGTTAAATCTGTACATTTGGAAATAATGGGTTTTAATATATCTGGTATTGTTAATTTTTTTTCTGTTTTGTTTTCTGTTGCTTCGTCTGCTTCTGCTGCTGCTGCTGCTGCTGCTTTTCCTTCATCAGAATTATCATATTCTTCACGTCTTTTAATAATAATTTGGTCTTCTAAGTGATACTCACCTTTACTAGTTGCGCTGTTTGTTTTCTCATTAAAGCTATTTTTATGCTTCTTTATTATATTATAATAAATTATTCGATAAATTATATTTTTTAAAAAATTTTTTATATTCTTTTTTAAATAGTTATGTACATATTTATTATATTTATTATTTTGGATATAACTGTTGTCCTTAAATGATATATAATTTCGTATATCTCTAATTATGTATTCGCATAACTTATAATTATCGCTAATACGAATTTTATATTTATTTTTCATTACGATTTTATCGTAAATTGCCAATATACTTTTCAATAAATTCATTAATATATCGTTTGTTTCTTCCTCTTCAACTGCAATTTTTGGTTCCAGTATGTATGTTTCAATGAAATTAATCAACTCTCCCAAATTTTCCACTTCATATGATGTATATTTATTGACTTCAGGTTGTGTCATAACTAAATGTTGTGTTAAAAGTAATATACGATCCAGACTACCAATAATGTTAGTATAACCGACGATTTTAGCATCCGTACATTTAGATCTTCTTATATAGGTAGAACAAGATATATGAGTGTCACCTGCTAAAAAATTTAATATTTTTGTGATTTCTATTAGTTGATTTTGTTTTTCGGTATTGGAATTACTACGTTGACAGTTCGCAATACTTGTAAATAAGGTTGTAATAACACATGTAAATTGCGATTCAGCATATTGATTGTTGTTTTTGCAGCTTTTAATACTGATTGGAAATAAGTCTTCTTTTAATTCGAGATATTTTTTCGAAGCGAAATGACTATAAAGTCCACCCTTGATTTTACGTCGCGATGTTTTATTTCTCTTTGAATTTTTATTTTTCTTCGATTTTCTAAACCTATGCGATTTCGCCATTCTCTATAATATATACATATAGTTTTTTATCCATAGTATATAATATGCCGATTATTAAAACAGAAACAAAAGGGAAAATAAAAGTCTATACTGTCGAAAAGGACTTTTCCGATGAAAAGATGGAACAAAAGATGAGTAAAAAAATCACACGCGATCAAATCAAAAAAATCATCGACCATGATGCCGATGTTTATACTTCCGAGGGCGAACTCCTTATCCGATTTAGGAAGAATGCACTTCCTAAAACACATATCGACGCCTTCTATGATGCCGTTATTAAATTCGCCCATAATACAACTGGAAATCGCGGGACTGCCTCGGGTTCTAAAACAATGAATATTGCGACGAATCCCCGGGTCATGTCTAATATCTTCGGCTATTTCGATCGTTGGACTCCCTTTCAAAAATATATGTTTAAGAAAAAGGGAAAATGGCCATCGATCGATATCCGCGAATGTAGATTCAATATGGATTCGCCGGATTTATATCAAAAGACGATTCCCCTTATCGATGATATCGACGAACTTTATAAGAAACTCACACCCGACCATTATGCAAAACAAATCAAAAAAGCGAATGAGACACATTTCCGTGTAGGGAAAACCGCCTTCACAACGATTACTACAAATGTGAATTATCAGACGACCATTCATACGGATAAGGGAGATGATGAGGAAGGTTTTGGAAATCTGGCGGTGATCGAACGGGGGAAATACGAGGGGGGCGAAACATGTATTCCACAATATGGGATCGGTGTCGATGTCCGAACGGGCGATATGCTTTTTATGGATGTCCATGAACCCCATGCGAATTTACCGATTGTTCTAAAAGAAAAAGATGCAAAGAGGTTATCGATCGTATGTTATTTAAGAAAGAACGTCTGGTTACGGACAAAGGGGAAATCAAAAGATTTTTTCGAGGCGCATAATAAAACGGTACGGGCATTGCGATTCCTGGATCCTAAAAAGAACAAACAATCACAAAACAAAGAATCAAAAAACAAAGAACCACAAAACAAAGAATCGAATCATTCAAAAACACAAAAAACATCCGAAAAAAACGAAAAAAAACAATCAAAACATAATAAAACCCAGCGAAAATATAAAAAGGGGTGGTTTTATTGATTTATTTTATTTTTATGATAAAATAAATCGAATATTTAATTATTCTATAGGTATAGTAGGAGTTATACCATATTTTTTTAATTTTTCATTAAATTCTCTATATATATCCTTAATGTTTTGTTTCAACATTGGATCATTTGTATTATTTATTGGATCATTTGGATCATTTAAAAACTCGTCGAGTTTTTTTTTAATTTCGACGACTAGTTCTTTTGCTTTTTCGTATTGTTTTTTTTTTTCATTTTTACATACATTACTAAATCCACAACTACTACCCTTTTTACCGTTTAATAGTTCAACCGGTTCTAGAGCTTTTTTCCATCCATCGCTGTCATTCGCTTCGTTTTTTGCATATTTTACGAATTCTCGTAACTTATTAACAATGGCTAAAACATGCTGTTGCGAGGTCCAATCGGGATTACCGAAATAATCGAGGGTTGGAGGGGTTGGAGGTTTTTCGAGGGTTGGAGCGTTGTCTGTTCCTCCTTTTTTATAGGTTCGTCTCGACATTTTATTCTTTTTATTCGATTTTCTCGATTTCCTAAATCTACGCGATTTCGCCATTCTATATATATATTACATATTACATAATATTGCAGAGTATCAAAACATGTCATTCATTCACTTTGTTTTATTGATCCAATGAAGAATCACCAAAAGAATCACCAAACAAAGGATCGAATCATCAAAAAACACAGAAAAACATACAAAACATAATACATTTCAATCGCTGATTATATAAAAGAGAATTCATCGGTATTAACCCTTTCCCCAGACAAATAATACCATATATTAGTGCCCCTTTTAGGGGGGGCACTCACTGCGTAGTAAATAGATGAATTATTATTGTCAACACTATGTAAAGTAAAGGTTAATTTATTCTTAGTCTCAATCCGATGATTCAATAATATTGTTGTGCGAGTTTCGGGGAAGACTCGCTTTATATGTATCTCTGAATGGTTTTAACTTAGCTTTTACATATTCTAAAACTTCACTTTCACTTTCAGGTACATTTTTTCCTTTTAGTTTTCCCTCACTCGATAATAAAATACTATTTTTATAACCTTTATCTTGACGTGTAAATTTTGTAGATGGACTAAGTGCTGCTAGACGTATTGTATCATAAATATAATATTTATTAACAGAACACATTGATTGTTTATCAGTTTCTTTAGAGCATGCAAAGTCTGATTGTGTTAATCCAAGTATTTTATCACTATTAATTTCGCCTTGTCTTAATTCATATGCTACTTCTTCTGCTTTGTCTTTAAGGTCTTGCTCAAGATCATCAGATTTATTACCCCAATTACCAAATAATCCACCCCTCATTCTAGATTTCCTAGAGTTTCTAGATTTTAATTGTTTCTTAGATTTCCCAGATTTTCGAATTCTACGCGATTTCGCCATTCTATATAATAATAACATATAAAATTATTAGGCATAAGATAAAACACATAAATAAAGTAACAAACGAATCATCGTCCAATTGGACTGTTTTAAATAGTTTTGTATCGCCTCTTTCGATATCTTTCGTGTAACTACCCTTTCTAAATATACCAATTGTGGATATAAAATCGTACATAATATCCCACCTACAACGATATTTCGAGAGATCGCCATTTTTACTGTATTTATTAGAATCGTTATATACCATGTCAAATAGGCAATATAAAACGCCGGTATTTTTCCAAAAGTATTTGCGATCGTATAAATACCCTGTTTTACATCCCCCTTGCTATCGCGAATATCTAATAATATTTCATTAGTAAACGATCCACAAAAAATGAGAGACATCGCGGTTTGTAAAATCGGAAACCGTGGATTCTGGAAAATACTCTCTGTTAAAAACAATGGATGATTTGCATGATTCGGTAAACTCGAAATCCCTGTAAAAAAGAGAGAAAATGCAACAATCGTAGCGCAAGACAGATTTTTTACAAATATCATTCGTTTTAGAATCGGTGTATATATCAATGTAAACCCAACTGCTGCATGGATAATCCATTGTAACCGAATCGGTAAAAAAAAAATACTTAAAACTTCTGCTAAACCAATCATCCCTATCGTATATCCAATCGCCTCTTTCTTCGATACTTCCCCTGTAATAAGCGGTCTATCGGGACTATTCATCCGATCGACTTCCATATCAAAAAGATCATTCATCGCCATACTCGCCGACATAATCAGATTCGTTATCAATGTCGATATCCAAAAGTATTTGTTTTGGAAAAGTCGGATACTCGGATTCATTATCCAACCTCCCGAAAAACAGAGAAAAGTAGTCGCGGGAATATTATTTGCGCGAATCAGTTTTAAAAAGGGTCGAATTTTATTTTCAAAATATTCTGGAGTTTTGAGAGAAATTGAATTTATTGAAATATATTTTCGAGAAATATGTTTGAAAGTAGAAATCCGATTTCTATTTGTTTTATAAGAATTTCCAAAATCAAATTTCAATGAAAATACATATATGAAAAATAATATTTTGCTCAGTTTTAAAAAAATCATATTAAATATAGTGTAAAGTAAATTATATTTAACCCTTTTGTTTTATTATTTTACCGAATAAAGTGTTATATAATCAAAGAGTTGGATTATATTTATATTCTGAACCATTTTTACCACATTTAGTATTATCATCCCTACAATTCTTAGCATAGTCATATTCTGTTAATCCAGTGATAAGATCGATCTGACCAAATTTTTTACATTTACCATATAGTTTATCACTTGGAAGTTCATCATATGGATAATTATTGGAATGTCCAATAAAATGTATACAATTCGTACAAACAGGCAAATTTTTATTTCTTATAAAAATTTTCTCAGTAGTAAATGATTTTTTTACAACAAAAAAATAAATAAGTTTATTCATTATATAATATAAAATTAAATTTCTCTAAATATTTTTTTTTATTTATATTTTTATTTTTATTTTATATTTTTATTTATCCACACTTCGTACAGTTCATAACCGATTGATATGGTTTATACATACATCGAATACAAGACCGACTTATTCGTCTCCTCATTCTTAATAAACAGATCCACATCCTTTCTTGTCACAGTAAATGGGAATTTGACATTGATTTTCATTTCTTTCTCAAATAGATTCACATCGGGTTTCATCAATCGGAATAGATTCAATTTCGTATGAATAATCTCTAAGCACCGTTTCAGATTACGTACTCCCGATTCCCCCTGCGTAAGATCATTATTTGTAATAATATATTGCAGAGTATCATCTGGAATAATAACCTCTTCCATAGTGAAACTCACTTGTTCTCTTATCTTAGGTAATAGATGCTGTTTTGCAATGACAATTTTCTCCTTTGTCTCATATCCCTTGGTTTGGATACGATACATTCTATCCTTTAAAATTGGATTGATTTTTGACTCGTCGTTATACGAGAAGATAAAGAGACATTTACTTAGATCGAAATCGATTTCCGAAAAATACTTATCGTGGAATTGTGAGTTCTGAGTCGTATCTGTCATATGTGTAAGAATACCCGTCACTTCTTCACCCTTTGGTGTATCACTTAACTTATCTAATTCGTCGAAGAAGAACACTGGATTCATCGAGCCACATGTCATCAGGCTCTGAACGACCTTACCCCAGGTGGATCCTTCATACGTATACGAATGTCCCTCCAAATAACTAGCATCTCCCGTACCACCCAGAGGAATAAATACGAATTCGCGGCCAAGGATCTTACTGATACCATCCTTGACCAAAGTCGTCTTACCAGTACCAGGAGGACCCTTAATTGCAATCGCCGTACCCATAGCATCCGGATTGGTAATCCACTGCCCAACCATCTGCATGATTTGTAATTTCGCATCATCGAGGCCATATACACATTCGTCAAGTGTCTTTTTTGCATCTTCCATGAAAGTATGACAGACTTCGAGACCATGATCCACATTCACAGATAGCGAGTTATAATTACAAAAGGGGATTCGCATGAAATTATCCACCCAATTCTTAATCTTATAATACTCTGGATCACTAGAATCCATCATATTGAGTTGGTTAAGTTTTTGAAACGCATGGGCCTTGAATTTCGCTGGCATTTTCGATTCAAGAAGAGCCAGTCGATAAGGTTTATCGATATTAATAAAACTATTGATTTCTTTCAGATCGGTCATTACACGAGTTTGCTCGGCATTCGATAGTTGTTTCTTAAAGTAATTCATTTCATTTGGTTTCTTCTCGCCACCATTAATAAGTTTCTTATATTCACGAACGTTTTTCTTACGTGCAGTTCTTACAAGATCGCGCATCGATTCAACACAGGATCGAAGTGCTTTTTGTAGAATTTTCGATTTCGGATTCTTTTCGAGTTTCTTAGACAGATCCTTCTTTAGTTCTAAAAGTTCGGTATATTCTGATTCGACTTTTACAGAGGTAGCGTCGTCGTCTTCTTGATCCTTCTTTTCCTTTGCCTTTCTTCGTTCAGCCTTTTCGATCTTCTTCAGTTCTGATTTTGTACGTGGAATATCAATCTTTTCATATTTTTCTTTCATAAACTTCTGTTCATCATCTGAATTACATTCTTCATCTTCGTCCTCCTCTTCCTCCTCGTCTTCACCATTTCCAAAATAATTCTCATATTCTTCTTGGTTTGCATCGAGGGACAGAATGATATTGATTTGTTGATCATCGTCATCTTCTTCCGATGTTTCTTCATCATCGTCTTCTGAGTCTGAGTTATCTGAATCCGATGACGCCTTTTTATGTTTTTTAGAATGTTTGGATTTTTTGGATTTTTTAGATGATTTCTTGGATTTCTTTGATTTTTTCTTAGGGATAGATTCTTCGGATTCTTCGGATTCTTCAGACTCTTCGGACTCTTCGGAATCATTGGAATCATCGGATTCTTCGGACTCATCTGATTCTTCGGACTCTTCATATTTTTTAGAGGCTGATTTCTTAGAGGATACCTTTTTAGAGGATGATTTCTTAGAGGAAGCCTTCTTAGAATCTGATTTCTTAGAGGTTCCTTTTTTAGATCCTGATTTCTTTACCGAATTCTTAGAATCAGACTTCTTAGACCCAGATTCTTCAGAATCTTCTTCAGATGCAGAAGCGCGTGATTTTGACCATTTAGATGGAAACATCTTAGAAATAAATTTTCTATAACGTTGCATATCCTTTTCAGATGGTTCTTCATCTTCCTCCTCTTCTGGATGATAGGATGAATCTGAATCATCCTCTTCCTCGGATTCTTCTTCCTCCTCTTCCTCCTCTTCGGATTCAGATACGACAATACGTCTCGCACGACGAACCGGTTTTTTATTAGTTTTTTTATTATTACGCTTAGAAACTTTAACCTCTTCCTCTGATTCGGATTCGGTTGACTCCACTTCTTCCTCTTCCGATTCTGATTCAGTATCAGGATCTTGCTTACCTTTCTTAAGATTCATCTTATTAGAAGCACGTGTCATGTTTTAATAATAGTCTATACGAGTATGTATTTGTATCGTTTTAGAAAATTAAAATAACAAATCAATTTTATACCTTTTTATTTTCTAAACGCCAGAGGCGTTTTGAATATCATTCGGTAACTTAACTTTATGCGAAGCCGACCTTTTTATTTTCTAAACGCCAGAGGCGTTTTGAATATCATTCGGTAAAATTATAAGAATATACTAATTCAGAAAATTGATTTGAAAGGATATAAATATTCTACTGTATATAATATAGTATTTTCATAATGTCTAAAACACAACATACTCAACCGTCGCGTATCATTGGGATACAATTTAGTATGGCATCTCCAGAGGAGATTCGCCGTTCTTCTGTAGTCCATGTAGAATCGCGTGATACTTTTATTGGAAATAAACCATGTATGGGCGGTCTATTCGATTCGCGTATGGGTGTTTTAGAATCGGGGCTTATCTGTCCTACAGATGGTCTGACATATATTGATACTCCTGGATATTTCGGACATATTGAGTTAGCACGTCCAGTATTCTTCATACAACATATTAAGGAGATTATTAAAATTGTCAGATGTGTTTGTTTTAAATGCAGTAAATTACTATTAAATAAAAACCAACATAAACATATTTTGGAAAAACCATTGGAAGATCGTTGGGATTATGTATCTAGATTAGCATCTAAAATCATGCGTTGTGGTGATTCTACAGATAATGGTTGCGGTTGTAAACAACCAGATTCAATCAAACTAGAAGGAATGGGTACAGTACTAGCAGTTTGGGAAAAGATCGAACCACAGCGCCAAGTCATTAAAATCACTCCCGAACATATGTTGAAAATCTTCCGTAGAATATCCGATGACGATATTAATTTTATGGGATTCAGCCCTCTTTGGTCGAGACCAGAATGGATGATCTGCCAGGTTCTTCCTGTACCACCTCCAGCAGTTCGTCCATCTGTGAAACACGATGCACAGCAGAGATCTGAAGATGATCTAACGCATATTTACAGTAATATTATTAAAACAAATCGTGATCTTAGTGAAAAAATCCAGAATAATGCGAATGCAATGGTGATTGACCAGTTAACGACAGTTCTACAATACCTTATTGCGATGATTGTAAATAATAAAGTAAAGGGTGCTGTTCCAATGGCCCAGCGTAATGGTCGTCCTCTTCAATGTATTCGTGATCGTCTGGATTCTAAAACAGGTCGTGTTCGTGGTAATTTAATGGGTAAACGTGTCGATTTCAGTGCTCGTTCGGTCATCACTGGTGATCCGAATATTTCAATGAAACAACTCGGTGTGCCAATGAAGATTGCGAAGAATATTACAAAACCAGTTACTGTAAACGATAGGAATAAGGACTTTCTCATGATGCTTATTCAGAATGGCCCAGAAGTACATCCTGGTGCGAAAATGTTAGAGCGGAAAAACGGTGATATGTTCTCTTTAAGAAATGTCGATCGTGCCTCTATCCGTCTAGAAAACGGTGATATTGTTCACCGTCATATGATGGATGGAGATGCCGTTTTATTCAACAGACAGCCGAGTTTACATAGAATGTCGATGATGTGTCATATCGCAAAGGTGATGAAACAAGGTGACACTTTTAGAATGAATGTTTGTAATACGAAACCATACAATGCGGATAAAAATTTTGACTGCATAACCACTGCATAAAGACTCAATAGTCGTCAATGTTCGCAACAGGGGGAGTGAAAAGCGTGCAACCCCCTAGTGAATAAATCAATAAAACTCTTTTGGAAAAATATAATAAATAAATATCGATTGATAATTAAAATGATAAATGTTGTTGATACAAAACCTTTAGGAACTTGTTCGAGATGTGGTATACAAAAAGAACGTGCTGATTTTATAAAAAATCGTAATATTTGTAAGGCGTGTGTAAATGCGAGTAGACGCGAAGAATATACAAAATTTAATCCACAATTAATTGCGGATAAAACTTGCAGTGATTGTAAACTTACTAAACCTATAACTGAATTCATTCGGCGTAGGATTTTATGTAAGATATGCAATAATAAAAATCGTCGAAACAAATATCAAAATAATGAAGAGCACCGTTTAAAACTTATACAGATGGCGTCGGAGTTTAAACATAATAAATTAATTGAAAGGCAAATAATTAAAGATAAAAATCAAGAAGAAACAATCGGTAAAGATAATAAAAAATGCCGAACTTGTAAAGAAATCAAACATCGTGATTATTTTCGTCATAATCGTTTAAAATGTAGAACATGTGAAAGAGATGAACCGTTAGAAAAATTCAAACGTACTATCAGAAGTCGCATATGGAAATCATTAAAACGAAACAAAGAACATCATACAATTCATTATTTAGGATGCGACTCAAAATCGTATTTTAAATGGATGTTAAGTTATGACGAAAATTATACTATTGAAAATCGTGGAAAAGAATGGCATATTGACCATGTTATACCTCTTTCACGATTTAATTTAGATGATGTTGACCAACAATTACTTGCCTTCAATTGGAGAAATACAATGCCCCTATCTGTAAAAGAAAATTTATCAAAAAATAATCGAATCAATATTGAACAAATACAACAACATCAACAACATTTATTAGAATATCACAAAAAAAATAATATAGAGTTTCCAAAAGAATTTAATGATTTATTTGCGAAACACCTTGTTGCGGGAAACCCCTTAGAGCCTTCACTACCACTCATCAATGGAAACATAAATGAGGATCTCGGTTAATAGCCGAACCCGATGGTAAAAATGTGAAGGATTGGGCAATCCGCAGTGTTACTTCCTACGGTCGTTTGTATATACAGAAGGCAGACTATGGAAGGCATTCAGAGACTGAACGGGTGTTGGTGGACAATGAAGGATTAGCCATCCTGAGTCTGCTTAAGATACAGTCCGGCCCCTTGGGAAACCTTGGGGAGCCACCGTTTGATGGCGATGAGATGAATATGCATATGCCGCAGAATGTTCTTGCGGAGACAGAATTACGACACTTAGCAGCGACCCCTTGGCAGATGATTAGTCCATCGGGTAACGCACCAATTATTGGTATTTATCAAGATAATCTTCTTGGTTCTTACCGTTTTACAAGACCTAATTTAAAAATTTCGCCAAGAGATGCGATGAATCTATTAATGATGTTTCCAAAAGTAGATGTAGAAGCACTTCGACTAGCAATAAAATCAGATGATACGATTTCAACTTTCGATATCCTTTCACAGATCCTCTCCCCTATGACTCTTAAATATAAAACCAAGTTATTTGAGGAGGACGAGGATGCATCAACATCAAATAATGTTTTAGAAATCCGTAATGGAAAATATGTCAGAGGACAATTAGAAAAATCCGTATTAGGCGCCTCCACAAAAGGTATTATCCACCGTATCTGTAATGATTATGGAAATATGGCTGCTTCTGCCTTTATTGATGATCTCCAAAATATTATTACTGAATATATGAAATCCAGTTCATTTAGTGTCGGTATCAGTGATCTTATTGCGAATAAAAAGACACAGGACAGTATTCTACAGATTATTAGTGAGAAAAAGCGTGAAGTCCTCTCTGTGATTGATAAAGTCCATCTCGGTATTTTCGAGAATAATACATCGGCTACGAATATGACCGAATTCGAAACGAAGGTTAATAATATCCTAAATAAAGCGACTGATCTTTCTGGTAAAGAGGGTCGTAAAAGTCTCAGTAAGGAGAATCGTTTCCTTATGATTGTTACCTCTGGATCCAAGGGTTCCCTTGTGAATATCAGTCAGATGATATCCTGTTTAGGACAACAAAATGTAGATGGAAAGCGAATCCCCTATGGTTTCGATAATCGTACTCTTCCTCACTACTGTAAATTCGACGACTCGCCGAATGCTCGTGGATTTATAGAAAACTCCTATATTTCTGGATTAACCGCGCCAGAACTCTTCTTCCATGCTATGGGTGGGCGTATTGGTCTGATTGATACGGCATGTAAGACGAGTTCTACAGGATATATCCAGCGCCGTTTAATCAAAGGATTAGAAGATGCAGTCGTCGGGTATGATATGACGGTCCGAAATAATAAGGGTAAAATTATCCAATTCGCTTACGGGGATGATGGGTTCGATTCTACGAAAGTCGAAAATCAAGTCATACCCCTTGTTGGAATGACAATCGAGGATATTTATATGCATTATGATATTATTGGGGTGAATGATGATACATCTGAACTATTAAATGTCTATGAAAAATCCACTGTTTCTAGAATGAGAAAACAACGCGAGGAAACTGTCGATAAATGTAAGAAATATATTCACCAAATGTTAGATGCTAGAGAGGATTTAGTGAAAAAAGTATTCCATCATAAAGACGATAATTCGGTGAGAGTTCCAGTCGCTTTCCAATATATGATTGCGAATATTCAAGGTCAATTAAATCTAAATGCGAATTCTACCGTTGATATCACACCTCTCGAGGCATTCGAACTCATTGAAAAACAATATATGATATTAGAATCACTACATTATGCGAAACCAACGAATCTCTTTAAGATTCTCTATTACTACTATCTTTCTCCAAAAGATCTTCTTATTAATAAGAGATTCCATCGAAAAGCGCTCCAACTTCTCTTGGAAACCGTTGTCTTAAAGTATAAACAAGCACTGGTGAATCCAGGGGAGATGGTCGGTGTCATTGCTGGACAGAGTATTGGTGAGCCGACCACCCAATTGACACTTAATTCAGTAATATATGAAACCGAAATAGTTATACGCGATCAAAATAAAAAAATACAAAAAGTTCAAATTGGTGATTTTATTCAAAAACAAATTACCATTTCAGAAAAAATAGACTATATGGAAGATAAGGATACGACCTACGCTGAATTATCTCATTCCAACTATTATGAAGTACCTTCTGCGAATCAACAAGGCGAAACTGTATGGAGACGTATAGAAGCAGTTACAAAACATCCTGTTATAAATGAAGATGGTACAAATACTATGTTGAAAATTACTACAAAAGGATGCAGAGAAGTAATTGCTACGAAAGCAAAGTCATTCTTACAGTTAGTTGATGGCCAGATAATTGGCGTGAATGGTGATAGTCTAAAAGTCGGTGATTATCTACCGGTTTCTAAGAAAGATTTAGAATTTGAATTTAAAGACGAACTTGATCTACGTGAATTACTATCGCCATCGGATTATTTATTTGGAAGCGAATATCAAAAAGCAAGAAATGTAATGAACGAACATCATTGGTGGCTAAGACATTCCGGCAGAACTTTTACAGTTCCTCATTCACGCAGTGATTCGTTTGTATCATTAGCAAAATCGAATAAGCCAATCTCAGAAGATTGTGTTTATATGAAATTAGTTAATATGTGTGATTATAAAATTCCAGAAAAGATTCCACTTGACTACGATTTTGGATATTTAATTGGTGCATATTGTGCAGAAGGATGTATGACAAAACATCAAATCTCAATTGCTAATAATGATTCCGAATATCTTAAACCAATTGAACGTATTTGTGAAAGATTTAATATTACTACAAAAATATATAAGGTATCAGATAAGATAGAATCTGGCTGGACAAGTCAGGATATTCGAATCTATAATACTCTTCTATGTGATATTCTATCTAATCTTTGTGGTAAATTAAGTCATAATAAACGCGTGTCGGAAAAGATAGTATTCTCAAATCCCGAATGTATTAGTGGCTTCTTAGATGCATATATTGCTGGAGATGGATGTATTGCTCGTTCTAGTTATAGTAAAAATCCTGTATCAGTTGATATTACTTCTGTGTCATTGAATATGTTAACTGATATTATGGTTATGTTAAAGAATATTGGTATTGTATCATATATTCATAAACCGAGAAAGGTTGAAATAAACAATAGAGGAAGTAAGAATATCAAGCAACATTATATTTTACAGATAAAAAATAGACAATCTCAAAAACTTGGACAATTATTAAATTTACCAATAAAAGAAAAACAACAGAAAATAGAAAGTCTATTACAACAAAATTTTATGTATGAATATAATAAAAAGTTTTTGACAATTCCGAATATTGTAGACGGCGTTATGATAATGGAAGATAGATTACAGAGAATGCCAGATATGTTATTTGATGAGATTGTATCTATAGAAGAAGTCCAAAACACTACTTCTTATGCATATGACCTTACGGTTGAAGATACCAGAAACTTTGATATTTATAATGGTATTTGCATGCGTGATACTTTCCATTTAGCAGGCGTTGCTTCGAAATCCAATGTCACTCGTGGTGTTCCTAGAATTGAGGAAATTCTACGTCTAACAAAGAATCCAAAGAATCCCTCACTCACTGTATTTCTTAAACCAATGGACGAATTAGAACAAGATAAGGCAATGAATTATGGAAAAATGTTAGAACATACGAAACTTATTGATGTAGTCAAATCCGTACAAATCTATTTCGATCCAATCGAAGATCAGACGACGATTCCTGAAGACCGTCTACTGATCGACCAATTCTATGAATTCGAAAGGTTCGTCGATGAATGTAATACGGTAGATGGAGAAGGTGATGAAGGAAATTCAGAAAACCAAGACACTAATGGTCAGAAATCGAAATGGGTCATCCGTCTCGAAATCAATGAAGAGGCACTCCTCGATAAGAATATTACCATGGATGATATTCATTTCGCAGTCACCAATGGATACCCGAATGAAATCACCTGCGCCTATTCCGATTATAATGCTGGTAATCTCGTTTTCCGTATTCGTATGAATAGTGATGTGTTTAAGAAAAAATCGGGAACTGCTGACCCCCTTGATCAGAGTGATAAGATCTACCTCTTAAAGTCTTTCCAAGACTCACTCTTACATAATGTAGTATTACGCGGGGTTACTGGTATTAAGAATATCCTGCCTCGTAAACTCCAGAATATGGTTGTTTTAGAAGATGGAAAGTATGTCAAGAAGGATACTTGGGTTCTAGATACGACGGGGTCGAATCTTTTAGAAATTCTAGGAAATGATATGATTGATGGAAACCGTACCTTCTGTAATGATATCAAGGAAGTATTCGATGTCTTGGGTATTGAAGCAGCCCGTCAAACCATCTATAATGAATTTGTAGATGTCATGGAATTCTCCGATGTCTATATTAACTACCACCATCTAAGTCTTCTTTGCGATCGTATGACCCTTACGAAAAACATGGTCCCTATTTTCCGATCTGGAATTTTGAAGGACGATGTTGGACCAATTGCGAAAGCAACCTTTGAGATGCATACAGAGGGTTTCTTAAATGCTGCAAGACATGGCGAATTTGATTCCATGTGTGGCGTTTCTGCAAATGTCATGTGTGGTCAATATGGAAAATATGGTACGAATGCATTTAATGTGTTATTAGATATGAAAGAGATGATCAAACTTCAAGTAGACGATTTAATTATTAAAGATCCTGCGAAAGAAATAGAGAAGCAATTTGGATTCGTAGAAGAATCTACTGGATGTTCTCAAAATGATATTATGATCCGTAATAATATTTCGAATATAAAAGCAGAGACGGCTGGAGTATGCGATGATGGGTATGAATTCGGATTTTAGATGTTCCAAAACTCTATCAAAAATAAAATATGATTATAACCCCATTTTTTTTATATTTTTATTTTCTAAAATATAAATATAAACCATTGCACTTCTTCGTAGTAAATATAAAATATATAAGGTGTAAAATATTATTTATTTCATTGGTTTTACAAAAGAATATCTGTCAAAATACTCATTTAACGATATGATATTTTTTGAATATTGTTCATCACCAGAATTTCCCCGATCGATTATATCTTGTAAATATACTCGGCCATTTTTTGTTTTAAATTGTCGTAAATCGGACATTCTTAGACTCGGTGTAATAATATGATAATCGTGATATTCATCTGCCTTAATAGTGGCATATGCCCGAATAAAATAATATTTCGGAATCTTATCATTTTTACCCATGATTATCCATTCAACCCCTTCTAACAGATTCTTTAAACTTGTAGATGTAAATAATATAATCGGTAGCGATCGTTCTTGTGCTAATACCCAAATATCTAGATCCGTAATATAGTAGGATTCGCTTAAAATCCATTCTTCAAATGCCTGTTTTTGTTTTTCTGAATCGCGTATGGAGAGAATACGGTTTACTTCGGCCTTTTTCCCCTGTTTTTTTAAAAGTATCAGAATTTTATCGAAATATTGCATATATTTTTCTTTATATGCATTTCGAAGTGTCTCACGAATTTGTGGTATTGTTACCTCTGATTTATATAAATCACGGAAAATATAGATAATAGGATAATAACTGCATTCGCGGCGGTCTTTTCTTAAATATATCTCTTGTGATCCTTCGGGGAACATTTGTTTCCAAATACTAGTATCCGGATTTCCAGCGATTTCTTTTATTTTCTCTGTGCATATAATATCTAAATCCGATTGTTTTGTTTGGACTTCTATATCTGATTGTTTTACATATTCAACGATATCCGAATATTTTTGAGAAATACTTGGATCCTGATGGGCGAATTCATATGTAATATTGGTAGCCTCATTTTGAGAGAAAGAAACGAAATCTTCGAAATATTCTTTTGTTAAAAAACTCTGTAAAAGTATCATTTCATCATTGTTTAATTTATAATCCATGTTTTTAATATTATAAATAATATTCGATTTGAATAACTCAGGTAATAAATAGGGCTGTATTCGCCGGAATCGGAGGAATTCATCAGAAATTCGTTTAAAATAAATTTCGGAATTCTCTCGTCCACTCATTAAATGTTGTTTTGGAATAAGTAGACCGCGATCGGATGTACCCGGTATAGAAAAACAATAGGGGGTTTCATTATCATGAGTATCGATCGATTCTTCTTGACAATCTGTGATTTCTGTTAATTCGTATAAAATAGATTCATCCTCATATTCATAAAATTGGATATTGTCTTTTGTAATTTGTCTTATATTTTCTTCGATTTTTCTTAAACAATAATTTCGATTATATTTACCCCTTTTATTATTAATATATTTCATAATATTCGATTTAATAAATGAATGAATGGGTTTATTTAATAATAATCGAACATAGGACCGAAATGCTGAGTAAAAATTACTTTCTAATTCAATTCGTTTTAGTGATTCTATACGCCGTGTATCCATAGTTCTTTTAGAAATTGCGTTATCTACTAATATATAATTATTTTGGTTTATTGGTTTTAATGAATCTTCTACCGTATTTTCGATCGGCCGATCAATCTGTATAAATTGATTTGTTTCTGTTAGAATACCTACAATAACACCCTCTTCAATGACTTTAAATATTGGCTGACATAGGACTTTTCCATCGGTTTCTCTCTTAATACGTAATAATAAATCACGGGTTTTTTCATAGGGTATCCATAATTCATCGTCATCAATATATTTTATTGGTATATCTGGTAATTGTGCGCTAGGTAAGCAGGGGATAAATATAGCGGTTTTTTCTGAAACTTCGTATTGATCGGTTTGTTCTTCTCTTTCAATACTCGGAACAATCACTGAAAATCCGATGATTTTTCCCTGATATGACTGTATTTGCGATTTTACTTCATACGCGCGTTTTCTCTCGGTCTGTTTTAATAATTGTAAATAGACTTCTTCTGCAAGGCGATTCCTTTTAAATTCGTATTGAGGTATACTTTGTAATGGCGCACAATAATTTTGCGAGGAATATCGAATAATATGAAGAACTTGTTTGAGAGATTCGTTTATGACAGAATCATTTAATGTATATTCTTCTAAGAATGTCGGTATAACCGTCGGTCTAGATTGTATCATTTTAATTAAATAAATCGGTTCAAAAATAGTACCTGCTTTAATAATTATAAATGTCTCTTTTTTCGGATCATAATATGTTTTAGAATAGGCCGAGGATGGACATATAAGAGAAACATTATCTGTATAATCATTTTGTGTAATATCGAGTATTGCCAGATTAATTCCAGACTCAAATAATTTCGGATTCGGAGTACATATAATATCCCATAAATACGTATAATCGATCATTGCAGAATCATCGAGTAAAAATGCGCGAAATGATTGATATGCCGCTACGGTTTGTTGTAAAAATCGGATTTGCGTAGGATTGGATAAATCGATTGATTTCATAAACTCTGTATCGCGATATTCATCTAAATCATTCGAATCTTCTGTATTTGTTAATCCATTTTTCTTAAAAACCGCTGGAAGTGCACCATTATTCATACGTATAAATCGATCCAGAGTAATTGAATCCCCTATAATTTCACACATATTCGTAATAGATACTGCTGGAGAAATCCCACGTTTTCTAGAATATAAATCCGCAATACACCCGATAAATGATTTCTTCGAATTCTGGTTTACTCCTACACGTAATAATGTTTCAGAATTTACCTTTAATACAGATGGATTATCTGCTTGTACCGCTGACTGATGATTGATACGTAAGAATCGCTGAATAGACATCGGTAAGAATCCATATCTCGATTGATCGAGTGGCATTGCTTCTACTTTTAAAACAGTTTGTGCTTTATTCGTTGGTATACCTTTTATGTGTTGTTTTTCCTTTTTATTTATACATTGATCCTGTTTATCCTGTTGCGGTTTATTCCATTCCTTGAAACAACATGGTAAACAGTATCCATCTGGATGATTATCCTTTATTAAAAAACCTGGTTTATTATCATGATAACTTCCATCCGGATTTGCATGTTGTGTTCCCTTATTAAATTCATAAACATAATGTCCTGGTTTGATTGTCTTAGAACCCTCTTCTATTACTTTCCCACAGATACCGGAATCGACTTCCTTTTGTGTTAAACTAGTATTTGTTTTTAAACACCAATATCTAGGACAAGTATAAAAATGCATCGAATCTGAGTCTGTACTATATGCGATCGAGTCCGAATAGGATTTCTTAAACTCACCATATTTTGATTTATCTGCTTCTGAATAATTACGTTGTTGTTCCGCATCCTTTTCATCGATTTTATGTTTTTCGTCCTCGGTTAAAATAACGGGTTGTCGATAAGCAGGGCATAAACGCGAATAACGATCGAAAAATCCATTTTCAGCGTCTTTACTTAGAAAAAGTCGTGGTTCTCTCTTTTTTAAACGTGTTAAAATAATATTATCATTACCTGTTTTTAATGGTTTACCATCTAAATCGCGTTCATATGTATCTTTTATTGAATCATGAGAAGAACCGCCAGTTTTGTCATAAGGGAAATAATTCATACCATTTCCTCCTTCGAAATATATACCACCATCTTCTTCATCAGAATCTTCTTCTTCCGAATCACGATCTGATTCTGCTTCTTTCGATATCGCTGGTAGATCTTTTTCAGAAGATGGACTATCTTCTAATATTTCAAAATCGAATTCTGCATCTTGATATTCATCTAAATTATTAAAAAAATCTGTATCTAATTCATTCTCTCCTTTCGTAGGGATTTGATCATCATCTTCATAATCAAATATTTTTTGTTGGGTATTTTCTTTTTCCTCTTCTTCCTGTTCTTCTTGTTCTTCTAAAAACATATCTGTCGAGAAATATTTCATTTTTCCAAAATTCAATGATTCGATTAGCGATAGTTTACTTCCTAATACAATCACAGATTCAATATGAGATTTATCAATTGATTTTATATTCGATAAATGTTTAATAGCATTTATAATACGGTCTTTATTCATTGTTATTGTCTCAGGATACTGTTTAAGACGTAAAATACTATCGATATAAATTTCAATAAGTTGAATATATCCAATAGATTTTATATCTTTCATTTCAACTAAGACTGTATCATCATCTAATCTTACTATCATTTTTGTTAAAAACCCCGAATTTTCTAAAATATTTTCCGAAGAATTCACATATTTACCATTCATAATCGTATGATCTCTTAAAAATGCATCCATTTTTAATAATGCTTGGTCTTTATTGATACTAGAATAATCCATTAATTGGCGTATAAAATCTTCCTTATCCATTTTCCCTTTTTCGATACTGGAATTAAACCAATCTAATATCAATGAATTTTCAGGGCTTAATTCTTCATAATTATCTACACGCCGATATTTCATTACCACATCTTTCGCAATATTTTCTTCGATTACTTGAAATACAGACTCTACATACCCTTCTCTAAAAAAAGAGAATTTACGTTTTATTGGAAGTATCGATCGATAATTCATTTTTATAATTTCAATATTTTTATCAAATAATGAAGAAAATCTTGGTAATGGATAAGGAATAATGGAGAGAATATGGTTCACTGAATCTATTAATAATTCTTCTAATATATTTATTACGCTTGTTTTTTCTAAAA